CTCACCTTTTCTTCAATACGACTAACAACTGGCTCAATATTTACAGGAGCTTCTGTTGGAGTTGGTTCTATAAAATCGTCCGTTTGAGTTTCGATTGAAGCACTCACTTTTGGAAAATACCAAGTCTTTCCATCTTTGAAAAGCTTATACGCACTTTTAATTCCAACATCACTTAACGCACAGCCGTAAGTTGTATTATATGATTTAGCGTAATCTTTTACAAAATCCGTCCACTTATTTCCACCTGATAAAATACCAGAACCAGATTTAGAAATAGGTTTACTAATTTGAGGCGGTAGTCCAGCTTCGATTAACATTATTTCAGTTGCTAATTCACTTAAAGTTGCTCCGCCTTTTGCTTGATACCCGTGTTGCTTTTCTAAAAAATCACGGAGCTTAATTCCACTAAAAGATTTTAATAGTTTCTCTCTATTTCCAAAAGTATCTTTCTTTTCATCGTATACAGGTACTTCATCATCATCTACAAGAACAACAGGTTTCTTCTTTGATTTTGGCTGTTCTGGTTCTGGCTCTGTAATTGTTAAAGTAATATTTGGTTGTTCTGGTTCTGTTCCACTTATCGCATCGATTTTCATCGGTTCGAACCAATCTTTTTTATCTTTAAATAATCTATATGCTTTCTTTAATGGCTCTTTATATTTGGATAAAGAACAAGCATATTTTAGTCCATGCTTGGAAGAAAAATCCTTTACAAAATCAGTCCAAATTGACCCACCAACCAATTCATCAATATCATCGTCTTCGAACATCGGGCGTATCATTTCCGTCAACTGCTTTTTTCCATACTTCGCTCCTCCCGTCCAAGTTTCTCCATACTTCGCCTTCTTGAATGCTTTCACAAACTTTCTCATATCTCCCACTCTCATTTGTTTAAATCCTTTTCCAATTAGTTTATTCCCCAAACTACTTAAAGCGGAAGTTCCGTGAGCCTTCAAAAAATTAAAAGTATTTGAAGGAATTGTTACTACTTTATTTTTAGAACTTTGAAAAGGAGATAGTCCACTAATTAAATCTCGACTGCTTCTAATATCAGTTTGGTTATCAGGGTTCTTTTGAAAAGCGTCGTGTATACCAACAGCCTTATTGTATGTTAAAACTTCTTTTACTGGCTGTTCTCTGTTTAATTCTTCTACATATTTACCAGCTCTCGAATGTCCCACAGATATAACATTTTCAGCTCCGTACTTGTCTAATGCTTTCTCATGTTTCTTTTTGTGAGTTTTATATGTCCCACTATCCTTGATATTTCCAGTAGTAGCGTAATAGGCATTATCGAGCCAATCTTTCCAACCAGAAGAACCACGATGAGCTACTATTACTTGATTACTATTTAAATCCTTGTAAACCTTAACTCTACCATCACTTAACTCTTTATCCAATACATACCCATCAGGAGCTTTATCTTTCTTGTTATTATAAGAAAAATCGACAACATCTTTTATCTGGTCTGCTTTCAAACTACCCCCTTTTTTCTCTATTCCTCTTAAAAGTCTTAACTGACTTTTGGCGTCCTTTTTGAGTGAACCTTCGCTTTTCACTTCGCCAGTAATAGTATTCCAAACTTTATAAAGCTCTTTACCTCTAATTTTTCGCATAGTAAACGGCATATTATTATATATAATAAGAATATAATAATATCACTAAATCTTGAAAATTACCATAGAACATTTATAGCTAAATTATTAGGGCTATATTTATTTCTTTTCCAGTCCCCTCTTATATTTGTAGCCCTGCTAATGTATGATGAACGACGCCGTAAATTAGCGTGTTTTAAAAAATCCTCGTAATTAATATTTCCAAAGTGTACCTTTTTTCCATCAGGGTCTAAAACCATATATTTTTTATCTTTTCTTGTTGATAAAAATAATGGCGTATTTTTCCCAATATATTTATTTAATTTCTTTTGAGCTATAATTGGATTACTTACTTTCCAAATTGGATTAGATTTCGATATATTTTCAACACTCATTATATATTATAGATATTATTTTTAAATAAATCTTGGTAGACCATCTAATTCATACAAAGAACTCATCACATTATTTCCAATTCTGTAAATTGGCTTCTTAAAAACGCCACCAGAAACAGACGGAGTGTCCTCTTCTCCAATAGCTTCTCTTGGAAGAACTCTTTGTTGTCTGGCTTCGTTAAAATTAGTTTTTAGTCTTATTATTATCTCTCCAACATTATACATTAGTGTTATTAATTCCATTACCAACTCTTCAAAATTAGGTATTCTTTGGAAATTAGCCTGTGTTCTATTGCGTCTATCTATTCCTTCTTGTATTTGGTCGTCTTCTAAATCGTCCATCATCATATCAGCCTGTCTTTCATCATCATCAGCTCCAAAGTATAATCCTGCTAATTCTCTGGCTAATCTGGCTTCTTCCCTATTTTCGGCATCTTCATCTCCAACCAATTCTATATCTATATTTGTTAAATAAGTAGAAGTTGTATCAAAAGTAGTTCCTAATTCTTTCCATGCCGTTTTTAAGTCAGCAAAAACACCCAAATCCAAATAAGAAACTCCTTTACCCAAAGCATTTAAACTTCTTATCAATCTTCTTGTTAACTTTCTTGCTATAACAACAAGTTTCAAAATCTTTTTAGTTTCTTCAAAGTTTTCAACAACTACAACATCTCCCATTTCTTCAAAATACAAATTACCTTGTCTTAAAATACTGGCTATTTCTTCCATCTGTCTAATAATATCTTCTGCTAAACTATCAGCTTTTCCATTTGTTAAATCGACTGCGGGTTTTTCAGTAAGCTTTAAAATCCCCTCCTCCATCAGTCCAATAATTCTTTTTTTAGCTCTTGTTAATCCTGCTTCTTCCGTAGCACCTTGATTATATCTTGGTATAGTCGGCATATATAATATTAATATATATTATTATTTTAAATAAATAATATATGTCTAAAATCGATATTTTCTATATATTTTAATATAGTCCGTGAGCTTTTACATATTTGGAAGCGTCAGTCATTTTTAATCCTTGTTCTTTCATTATTTTCTTAACAATTTCAGCTCTCATTTTGCGTCCATCACCACCACCACTTCTAACACCTTTACCCATTAATGCGGGAGCAATTACATCGTGTCCTAAATCATATCCAAATGTAAACGGATTTACTCCAATAGATTTATCAAATGGTTCACCTGCTTTTTTACCTATTTTTGTAATAGTACCCAAAAGGTCGAACTTACCACCGCTTCTTGGTCTGCCTCTTGGTCGTTTCATTTCACCCACACCTGCGGAATAAACGCCAGAACCAGATGCTTCACCAGACATGTAAGATTTTACAGCTTGTTCCGCCATTTTTGTAGCCACTCTTTCAGCAATAGGTAAACCAACTCTAACAACTTCTTTTCCAACCTTTTTAAGAACTGGAACAGATGCTTTTGCGACCTTTCCTAATGTTCTTCCAACCTTCTTTAAAGTTAGTTTTCCACCAGAAGCTCCCATAGGAGAATTAGCACCTTCAACCATTTTTCTTGGTCTTCCTCTTGGTCTTTTACCTGCTCCTGCTAATGAAGCCATTAGAGCATCTTCGGCTACCTTTGTACCTACTTTTGTAGCAATAGGCAAAGCAACTTTTCCAACTCCTTTTGCTACTGAACCAAGAGCTTTTCCAAAATTAAACTTTCCACCAGAACCAACACCAGAACCAGCCAAAGCTTCCATTAATGCTTTTTCAGCCACTTTCGAACCCACTTTTGTAGCAATAGGCAAAGCAACTTTTCCAACTGAACCCAAAGCTTTTCCAAAATCAAATCTTCCTCCGTCCATTCCACAAGAGCAACCACAACCACCATTTAAAGCTCTCATTTCAAGAGCATTATAAGTAGGATAAGTAGCCATAGTTCCAGAACGAACCAGAGCATACGGGTCTGGTTGACTAACAAAGGGGCTAACCATACCAGCTGGTCTATACATAGCACCAGCACTATAAACTCCTGCTCCCATCATAGCGGTCATTAAAGCATCTTCCGCCACTTTTGTACCTACCTTTGTAGCAATAGGCAAAGCAACTTTTCCAACCCCTTTTGCGACAGAACCCAAAGCTTTACCAAAGTTAAACTTTCCTCCTCCCATTTCTCTAACCATCGAACCCAAAAGAGGGTGACCTAAATGAGGGTGACCTACTCCTCTCATATTTACAGAGTGAACTGAACCATCAGCTCCAAGCCAAGCCCCTCCTTCCATTCTATCCTCGAATATATCGGGTTCTCCATTTGTATCTTGTCTACTATTGTATTCTTCTAAAATACTTAAAAGCCTTTCGTTATAGGGCGTATCAAAAGCCATTCCGTAGTTTCGTGAAGCCATTATATAATATTAATATATATAATAATTTTCCATATATATTAATTTAAATGGATAGTTTATATAGTTATTCTATATTTTTAATAATAAAATATTTATTTTTATCTTATTATTTATTCTATTTATTTATTACTAAAATACTATCCCAAGTATCCCAACTATTTAATAACAAAGCTTTTCAAGTCGAGAACCCATACCAGCTCCCGATGGAACACCAGCTCCCGATGGAACACCCATTCCAACCATACGCCTTGCTCTTGCTACTAAATCTCTAACAATAGGTAGTTTCTTGGAAGCCGTAGCAATTCTATTCATCATACTTCCTCCAACCATACGGGAATATTGAACTGATGAAACAGGGTCTAAACTTTCCTCGTTGGTTTTAGCATCAAGAACCATCTGTTTAGTAAGGATACCAGTATAAATATTAGATGAACCAGCAATAGTAGTAAAAATACCACTATTCACGCAAATAATACATATTTCAGGAACAACAGCTACACTATCTATATTGGTACAATTAATTTGGAACTGGAAATTGTACTGACCGATAGAACCAGATGAAAGATAATCTGGAAGAGATAAATCGTAAGCAGGAGAAAGGATAAGAAGTGAACCAGTTGTAGCAACAGCAGAACCAACACCAGTCGCATTATCAGCATTATTAGTAGCACCACTAAACTCCGCCCAAGATTGAGTAGAATGATTATTAACTGATATACGCCACAAATCTTCGGGAAGAGCAGAACTCAAAAGACCAGAAGTGTTATTCAAGTTAACACTAATGCTATTAATCTTAAAGAAGGTTGAACTATCCTTAATAGTCTGTGTAGACATAGGCTTTCGAACAGAAATAATAAAATAATCTGGAAGCTGATTAATTTGAATATTTTGAGAGTTATAAGTAGAAGAAGCACCAGCATTCAAAGCACCAGTCGAAGATTGAAGAGAAAGGTAGCGAGGTAAGTCCATGTACGGCACAACATTACGAGCAGAAATCAAATCCGTAGGTTGAGTAGACAAAAAGTTCACCAACATACGAGTATTCTGGAAAGGATTTTGTTGAGCTTGTGTTCCTAAACCAATAACATATGTGTAAGGATTAGCGGTAGACCAAAAACGCTTACATGAGCTATCGATATTGAAAACGAAAGACATAGCATTAATTCCTACTAAACCTTGCTTGTTGTAAACAGCATCGCCATAGATAAAAGGAGAAAGACCCATTAGAGGCTCTGTTACTTTTACTAAACCAGTAATAACAAAAGTATCAGCCACATTTGTAGAAACAGGGGAAGCATCTTGACCGCCACCAGTAATATTGTGTACCAAAGTTAAAGCACAAGGGAAAGCACCACGAGGGATAAGGTCGCCATCGTAAGATTGGTCGGCGTAATCACCAAGAGGGTTATTCGAAGCACCAACACCAGCGGAAAATTGTTTATAAGCTTGGTCGGGAAGAGCAGGGGTCATTCCGTTATATTTATAAAGTTCTCTGTTGCTATTCAAGCGGAGAATAGAAGGCAAAATATCTTGAAGATTGCTTGAAACATTAGTGTTGTTAATTTGAGCGGAACAAGTAGTAAACAAAGAGTTCAAAGGGAATGCTTGGAAAGCATCAGTTTCACCATAGTTGAAAGCAGTATCACCAATAGGAACAGCGGAAATAGTAAGTGTAAAGTAAATATCAGTCTGTACTAAAACTTCTCTGGAAACCACAATATTTTCGCTTGGAACTTGAATATTGAAAGTCATGGAAGAATTAGATGTTGAAACAGCTGAAAATTGTTGATAAGTATTGGAAGAAGCACCAGAAGCAACGGCATATGAAAGCTGGTCGGTAATATCGGCAAGGCGTCCGTCCTTAATAAGAGTAGTTTTGAAGTCAGCACTCATTTATATAATATCTAAATATATTATTTTTCTAAAAAAGATAATATAATTGTTAAAGTTTTACAATTTGGCTAAACTCCTGAACCCTTTGCGTGAAAAAACCTGTCTTTTCTTTCGAATAAGAACTTTACAGAAGCCGAAGCCCCAGAAGCCAAAGTAAATGGAATTAGTTGACCCAATTTATCACGCCAGTACACATTTATATCAATATTCGTTAAAGGAGTATTTCCAGTCATATCGATACGCCTATACTCGGCAGTAGGATTATATAATACATTTGGCTTAAATACTTGTTGATTGGTCGCCATATCCGTAATAATTTGAGCGAAGTTAGCATTATTTCCTATACCTGAACTACTTTGTCCGTTATTAAAAACTAATGGAGCGGAAAGCTGATTGCTAATAATTGGAATAGTATTTGAAGTAAACACTATTGAAGCAACTGGCGACCAAGTGTCGATAGTGCTAAACTCTTGAAACATTTGCGTCCAAATAGTTTGAGTTGCGGGAGCTACTGGATTTGTTGGTAGAAGAATAGTGTTAACACCAGCAAAATTGGCTACCTCCATTTGATAGTTTCTTCCTAAACTAACACTACTTCCTGTTCCAAAATATAGAGATGGAAAACTATTAAAGAGAGAAAAAAGAGGAGGATTAAAATATATCTTAATTCTTGCTGTTTGCGACCTATCGTAATATTGTTCCTGTGCCTGTAAAATAGCAGATTGACTTGTAGTGTCCCAAGTCATTACAGCCTGTTCGGCAAGAGCAACGGGAGATAAAGCTCCACCTGTATTAGCAATCAAAGAAGTCAAAGCCGTAGCAAATGCCGTATTAATTAATGAAAGAAAATATTGAAATTGATAACAATAATAGTAGGAGGTATTTTCTTGAAACTTGTTATTTGTTGCTGATGGAGGCAAAGGTACAACAGCATTTCTATTTTGAGGTATCCAGTTAAGATATACTTGTGATGACGGAGTAATTCCTCCTAAACCATCATCATATTCTAATGTTAAAGAATAAATCGATAAATCTGGATTGCCTTGATTAGGTTGGATTTCACATATGATATTAGGTAGATTGTAAGTATCTAAACTAAACCTTACAATACTTAAATAATAGTCCCCAGAATTATTAATAATAGGATTTGTTCGAGTTTCGTTAAATCTTAAAAATGGCTCTTCTGTTGTAGTCGACTGAAAGTTTGTAGAAACAATATCGTAGTAAATCATATCTGGATTTTGAGCTTTCTTAAATGATGAAAGTTGCGACATATTATATAATATGAGTATATATTATATTTTATTATAAATCTATTATATGAAATAGGCTACAAAA